CTGGTTTACCTACACCTGTGGTTATTGGTGTAGATGCTAGCACAGTGTTAAAAGTTGGTTCGATGACTGCTTGGATTATTCCAAACCATCAAGGTGATGCGAAATACTTGGAATTTACGGGTGAAGGGTTGAAGAGTTTGGAAAAGGCTCTCAGTGAGAAGCAATCTCAGCTTGCCAGTTTGTCGGCTAGACTGATTGACTCATCTACTCGTGGATCTGAATCGCCGGAGACTGTTAAACTTCGGTACGCATCTGAGAATGCTAACCTAGTGTCGGTGTCACGATCTGTGGAAGCATTCATGAATATGATCTACAAAACGATCGCATTGATGGATGGTTTAGATGACAAAGAGGTGCGTATTGACTTGAACAAGGAATTTATTAGCAAGACTCTCACCAGTAAAGAGGTAAAAGAGCTTGTTGAATCGTATTTCGAAGGTGGTATCAGTAAAGAAACGCTAGTATTCAATCTTAGAAAGGGTGGAGTACTTGATCCACTTCGTAGTGATGCAGATGAGTCATCTGCAATTTTGGCAGTACCAACAAAAACTCAACCGGTGGTTAATCAAGGAGCTTGAAAATGGCGTTAAAAAGCGTATTAGAAAATCTGGACGGTGTCGCGGAAGCTATCGCTGCATTATACACAAAGGGTGTGGACGGTAAGTACTATCTCGAAGTAGAGGGTCTGGTACCGAAATCAAAGTTGGATGAGTTCCGTGACACCAATGTGAAGCTCATGAAGGACATGGAAAAGTTCAAGGATATTGACCCCGTCAAATATCGTGAACTTGCCGAAACTGCTCGTAAGATCCAGGAGAAAGAGTGGATTGAAAAGGGTGAGATTGACAAGGTTGTTGAGCAACGTGTAGCCCTAATGCGTGAAGACTTCACTCAGAAAGAGGTGACTTACAAGACTTCCAATGAGGCTATGTCTCGTCAGTTGGAGAGTTTGCTCATCGATAATCAAGTTCGTGATGCGGCCACGAAATTAGGTGTCCGAGCCTCCGCTGTGGACGATGTGTTGCTCCGTGCAAAGGCGGTCTATCGTGTCAAGGATGGTGTAGCAACCCCAGTAGACTCGAAAGGTCAGGTCATCTATGGCAAGGATGGCACTAACCCGATGTCTGTTACAGATTGGGTTGGATCTCTCAAGCAAACCGCAGAACATCTCTTCCAAGGTTCTAGCGGTGGTGGAGCCGGTGGTAGTAATACAGGCGGTACAGGTGGAGCTAATCTGACCTCCGTTCAGAAAATCGCCGCTGGTTTGGCTAAGTTGAACGGCGGCTAATTACCATCGATCATGGACCCGTAAATAGCGATGCAAGTCGCTATTTACTTTTTGAATCCTTGGTATATAATAGAATTAATTAGATAGCGGAGCTATCTGTAGTAGCACAAGTCGTATTTCCTCGGTGAGGGTGAATCTATTCATTAACTTGCCTAAGGAGATATCACATGGCATCTGTAACTCTGGCGGAATCCGCCAAACTCTCTCAAAACCAGCTTCTGGCTGGCGTCATTGAAAACATCGTTACTGTCAACCCTCTTTATGAGGTGCTGCCGTTCATGGGCATCGAAGGTAACGCCCTGGCTTACAACCGTGAAAACGCTCTTGGCGATTCTCAGTTCTTAGGTGTTGGTGGTACGATTACCGCTAAGGCTGCTGCGACCTTCACGAACGTTACTTCCAGCCTGACCACTCTGATCGGTGATGCTGAAGTTAACGGCCTGATTCAAGCCACTCGTTCTGACTTCGCAGATCAAACCGCCGTTCAAGTCGCTTCCAAAGCCAAATCGATTGCTCGTAAGTTCCAGGATGCAATGATCAATGGTGATGGTGCAGCGGATTCGTTCTCCGGTCTGCTGGCTCTGACTCCTGCCGGTCAGAAAGGTCTGTTGTCTGGTGCCAACGGCTCCAACCTGACCTTTGAAATCCTGGACGAGCTGATCGACCTGGTCAAAGACAAAGATGGTCAGTGTGACTACATGATGATGCCTTCTCGTACCCGCCGTGCATACTTTGCACTGCTGCGTGGTTTGGGTGGTGCAGGTATCGGTGAGTCGACCACTCTGCCTTCTGGTCGTAAAGTGCCGGTCTACAACGGTGTGCCGATCTTCGTGAACGACTTCATCCCTGTTAACCAAGTCAAGGGTGCTTCTGGCGCGATCTGTACTTCGATCTTCGCTGGTACATTCGACGATGGTTCGGGCACTCACGGCATCTCCGGTCTGTCGGCGCTGCGTGACTTCGGTATCAGCGTGAAGAACATTGGTGAGAAAGAAACTGCAGACGAGGAAATCACTCGTGTGAAGTTCTACTGTGGCTTCGCCAACTTCTCTCAGCTCGGTATCGCACTGGCTGACGGCATCAAGAACTAATTAACCGAGGGGCTTCGGCCCCTCAATTTACTTGGAGAATCCAGATGAAGAAATTCATTGCTACGGGTGAAATGGCAGGTAAAACCTTCATCCTGAATGATCGCTATAGCTTTGTCGATGGCGAAATGCCTGTAAGTGACGATGATGCTACCAAAATTAAGCCGATTCTGTGCGGCTTTTATGCCTGCGAGATTGAGACCGTGCCAGAACCTGTAGTTGAAGATCCTGCAGGCGAAACTTCGTTGAGTAAGACTGTTACTCAAGGCGATTCGGACACTGACGAATAATGGCACTAGTTACTACCCCTGGGGCAAGCAATGCAAACAGCTATATTTCTGTAGCTGATGCCTCAGGGTATTTTTCTTTGAGCTACAATCGCACTGCTTGGGCTAATGCTTCAAACGGTGACAAAGAAAAATCTCTGGCTGAAGCTACTCGACTGCTTGATCAGTTCGTACAGTGGAACGGCTATATTGCATCTACAACTCAACGTTTACGTTGGCCTAGAACTAGTGTAATCGATCCAGATGATAGAGCTGTCGCATCTGACTCGATTCCTCAAGCTATCAAAGATGCTACATGTGAACTGGCTTATAGCATTCTGGTCAATCAAGGATTTGACATATCTGAAAATCCTGTAGATAAGGTCAAGATTGGATCAATTAGTGTAGACTTCGATCTTGGTCAAAAGTCTGCAGGATTTCCGAAGATTGTCCGTGATATGGTTGGGTTTTGGGGTATTCTGCAAATCCCGTCTAGTTCAGGTGTACAGACGGCTAAACTGGTTCGCACATGATACCTCAAGCTATAGATAAAGCAATAGATGTGGTCAATCGTAAGTTGGCCAGTATCAAGGTGGATGCTACGATTCTTCGTAATGCAGAGTCTTATAGTACATCTACAGGCAAGAATACTTTGACATCGGTGGAAGAAGCCATAACTGGATTTATGGATTCTTTTGGCTACACTGAGGTAGATAATGTCAAAGTGCTGCAAGAAGATGTGAAGTTTCTGATAATGTCCACATTCGAAATAGCATTCGATTCGGTGGTAGATCAGATAAAGATAGGCCTTTTCACATACAATATCGTCAGTGTAAGGAAGATTGCTGTCGGTACTAAGAATATCTTGTATACTTTACAATTGAGGATGTAATATAGCGCTCTGGATAGCGCTCTGAATGAGTCGAATATAGCTAGCATATAGTAGTATATAAGTTAGTAAAGTTGAAGTAGTTCAGAGCGCTTAAAAAGTTATTTAAAAACAACAAGTTAGATTATTATGAATATTTCTAAGACTTGGGACGTAGATCCGATGGAATTCGTCCAAAAAGTTCAAGGCGACATAGTAGATCTGACAGTAACCGTAGCAGAGCGTATTTTTGATGGTGTAGTCAGTAGGACTCCAGTTTATACTGGAAATCTTAGAGCTTCTTGGGTCGTAGGTATTGGTGAGAATTATTACAGAGCTACTGGAGGATCTCCGAGTAATGTATTACCTCCACCAACCTTTCCAGCTGGATTAAGATTGGCGAAGCCTCAACTGATTTACATCATGAATACTACTCCATATGCTGGATTGGTAGAATTTGGCGGTCCAAAGAATGTTCCTAGGGCCATGGTTCAACAGACTCTAAGTGCACTATAATGTCATTTGTAGCACAAAAATCAGCATTAGAGTCATTCATTCAGACAAACTTGACAGGTACCAATCTCGTCTTTGAAAATCAATCTCAGGGAAACAAGGTCTCCGAGTGGGTTCGAGTAAATATCTTAAATCCAGATAACCGTCAAATATCTTTAGGTAGTGATCCATACTTTAGATACTTTGGGTTACTGATATTTCAAATATTTATTAAGCCTAATACTGGTTCTGGTAGGGCGATGGAGATAGCTGATCAAATCACTACTCTATTTAGGGGTCAGACAATTAGTGGTATGACGTTCAAACCTCCGGTAATCGATCCAGTGGGCGAATCCGGCGGATGGTATCAAATCAATGTATCTGCACATTTTTCTAGAGAGGAAGTATAATGGCTAACTTGGCTACTTCGAACCGTACCGCCTTACGTCTGGTAAAGGAGACAGTGGCCGGTACCACTCCTGCAAACCCAGTTTTTAAAGATCTTCGCTATACTGGTGAAAGTCTTAACTTCAATCAGTCGAAGATTGTAAGTAATGAGATTCGATCTGACCGTAATACGTCAGACCTTATCACAGTCTCTGCGGACGCTTCCGGTGACATCAACGTTGAATTGTCATTCACATCCTTTGATGATTTGATCGAAGGTGCGTTCGCTAGCACATTCTCTGCACCTGTGGCAGGTTTGAGCACTATCAAGAACGGTGTCGTTAATAACTCCTACACCATCCAGAAGCACTTCCAAGATCTGGATACTCCTGTATTCCAGAACTTCAAAGGTTGTAAAGTCGGATCCATGAATCTGTCGTTCTCTAACGGCTCGATTCTATCCGGCGGATTCTCAGTAATGGGCCTTGTGGCTGTAGCTAGTACAGTTCAAGCGACTGGCGCTACCATTGTTGCAGCCTCAACTACCTCAGTTATGAATGCGGTTTCCAACCTCGTCAATATTGAAGAGGATGGTGTGGCATCTACCATGGTCATCAAGAACATGACTATGGAATTATCGAATAACCTCCGAGCTCAGGATGCGATCGGTACACTCGGCCATATCGGCATCGCTCTCGGTAAGTGTGAAGTGAAGGGTACTCTCACAGCTTACTTCAAGGATTTGGTGCAGTATAACAAATTCCTGAACAACACCAACTTCGCTCTTGGCTTTAGGTGCCAAGATGATGCTGGCAATTATTATGAATTTACCATGCCCAAGTGTAAATTCGAATCTGCTACCATCGTGTCTGGTGGTAGTGATCAAGACATCATGATCGAAGGTTCATACCGTGCGATTTATGACTCAACCGCACTGGCTACCATCCAGTGTGACCGCTATGACGTACCGTAATTTTCTCTTTAACCTAACCTAGTTCGGAGCCAATATGTCAATCGTCGTTAATGCAAAGCATGACAAAATCACCCAAGGTGCTTGGGTCGAATTTGGCGGCAGTAAGTTTCTCGTCTGCCACTCTAGTAATCTGAAATTCCAGCGTACCTTCGCTCGTCTCCAGCAGCCTCATCGCTCTAAGATTGAGAAGGGTACACTGGATCCAGCCATCTCTAAAGAGATTGTATGTAAAGCATTCTCTCAAGCTCTGATTTTGAATTGGGAAGATGTTGTCGATACTGAGGGCTCAGACGTTCCATTCACCGCTGAATCCGCATATGAGGCTCTGACCAATAATCCAGATTTGGTGGAGTATATCCAAGAAGTTTCAAATAACTTGGCATATTACAAGTCTGAGGAACTTGAAGCACTGGGAAAGAATTAAGCGCCTATGTGTTGTGGCAGCTGGAGTGGGGTGAACAGATCGAATTCCTTGAGGATGTCGAATCTAGAACCGGTGAAACTCCAACTGCACTTCTTAATAGGCCAAAGCGTTGGGTCTGGCTTGAAGAGTATTTACAAGCTTTTGACACATTGTCTAGAAGTAGGTCGATTGGATTTAGTAGAAACCCAATCTCATTTCAAGATATCGTTACGTACGCTCAGTTTTATGACGTAGAAGATTTCGACTCATTCTGCTTGCTAATTCAGCACATTGATGGGGATTATTTAGAGTATTTAGCTAACCGAGATAAGAACCAGTCATCAAATGAGTCAACTAACGTCAACCCTCAAAGTCGTAGTTAATGCATCAGGTGCACAATCTGGGGCCGCCCAGGTTACTGCATCTATAACTGCGATGTCTAATTCATCGAATCGAGCGATCAATTCGATGAATGCTAGAGTAAATGCTTTCGAGCGGGCTATGAAGTCTGCAAATAGTCAGCTACTTAGCCTAGCTCGACAAGCTCTAGCTGTAACAGCCTTTTATCAGTTTTCAAAGTCTATCGTTGATGCTACACAGTCGTATGCATCCTTTATGGCTATCTCCAAAGTCTCTACCGGGTCTCTGCAAGGTGCGGCAGACTCTATGGATTATATTCGTCGAGTTACTGAACGACTCGGTACGAATTTGGAAGCTAATATTAAAGTGTTCGGTAAATTCCAAGCCGCTATGAGGCCTATGGATGCTACAGGGGCACTAACACGTCATGTGTTTGAAGGATTATCTGTTGCTGCAAGCGGTCTACATCTTGATGCTTATCAGTTGGAGTTGTCCTTCAAAGCGATTGAGCAGGCTGCATCTAAGAATAAGCCAACACTTGAAGAATTTCAACGTCAGTTAGCTGAACACATTCCAGGTGCAATGGCTTACCTGGCTGAAGGCGTTGGTCTGAGAATGGATGAGATTCATGACGCCATTTCGAAAGGTACCGTATCCATCAAAGATCTCCTCACCGGATTCGCGAATGTCTTGAAAAAGCGGTTTGGTGAGGCCGCTGAATATGCTTCTCAACAGC